TCAATTTGAAGTCCTTTCGGATTGTTTTTTATTAAATTCCTTCATTAGAAGATTGGCCTTATTAATACCTTTTAAAACAGTATAAGGATCGTAAGTTTCAAGTTGATTTTTTGTATCGAGTTCGCGCTTTCCAATTCCACGAATCAAAATCAAACGCATAATCCGGAGAACACTTTCCGAACGCGTCATTCCATTCTTTAGTAATTGATCGAACTGTTCTTGATTTGCGCGAATCAAAATTCTTTTGAGAGCCTCGGTAACGGATTGAGCTTCATGTCTGGAAAGTTCGTTTAACTTGCTTTTGAACATTTTTAAAGAAAGAGAATCGTCAGTTAGATTCTTATACTCGCTCGAAAGATTCAAAGCTGAAACGAGATTCTTTATCAATACGCTTTGATCCGGAGTTAAGATTGACTTTATAGTTGGGACTTTCTTAGGAATGGACGCATATTTATTCGGGGTGCGTTGTCGAATTCGTTTTTTTTTCAATTCAGGATGTAATTTATAGATAGCAGTCACGATTTTTTCTAATTCCATTTTAGAAAGATTCTTTGTTGATCTGTTTCCGGAAATGGATTCAACAAGATTTCGAAAGTTCTCTTCTGAAATGTCGGCCTTAGTTTTTAAAATCCAGATTTGAGAAAGACTACTCATCCTGTTTTTTCTCCTTTTCTATTTTTATATGAGAATCAACAAGGGCAGTAACCAGAGGTTCAAACATAATTACATTTTTAAAATCGTATGCTCGAATTTCTTTTGATTCAAATAGTATGAGTTCTATAACAGTAACTTTTGATCCAATAGGAAGCACAGCCCAATTTCGTTTTGTAAGCATTGGTAATACGACTTCACAGATAGGGCCAACCCATTCATGAAGAAATTCGAAATCTGTTTTTGAATCGATGATTTTTCCGTCTGGAAATTCCCAATCAAATGGAGGTTGAAGTTCTTTGCCTGGAGCATGGAACCAAGTTATGTATTTAATTCTTTTTTTTGCACTGAGAATCTTCTCTGCAATATACTCACGACGTTCTTTATAATTCACCTTACAATCTCCTTTGGAAACTCATTCCATATTTTTCCGTCCAACTCGCGTCCGGTTTCTTTCTTATTTCTTCCACCCCATTGCTTAAAGAAGAAGGGAACCTTCGCGTTCTTACATTGATCACGAAGAAATCGAATCCATTCTGCTTGAACTGGCCGCGTTTTTGGGCCGGATTCACCTCCTGCGATCACCCAATCGATAGGGAAGCAATCTATATACCCCCAAGCATTAAGGTAGATTGAAATATCAATTTCTTCGAGCAAGGGTTCGCAGGAAAGGAATCGGACTTTAGCAGGAATATGAATGAGATGACGAAGCCTATCTTCAACAACGCTTTGGTTTTCTATCGAAGTTCCAATCCACACGTTTTCCAAGGATAAACCTTTACGCGAAGCATAATATTCTTTTGCTCTCTCAATTCTTTTGGTAAGAATTTGAAAGATATTCTCAGGGCATTCACCAATAACCGAATGAACCTGATCTATGAATTCGAATGGAACATCTTTATGAAAGAGATCGGACATCGAATCTACGAAGATTCGTTTTCCTTTAAATTTCAGTGGGAATGAAAGGCGATTTGGATGTAACCTAACGTGTGAAAAATTTCCCCACAGTTTTTCAAAGCGTTTCGTTAAGGTCTCTGCATAACAATTTTTACAACCAGCGGAAACTTTCGTGCAACCAGTAGTCGGGTTCCATGTTAAATCAGTCCATTCGATCGTTGTTTGATTCATTCCTAAATCCTTGGAAACTCTTATCTATAAAGGCGCGGCAAACATAGATTCAAAGGGAAGAAGTGTTAAAGGTTCGAATCGGATCACCCAACAAGGTTTTCCAAACATTCTCCACATCCTAAAATATTTTCGCATGTTTTTTGTTCCATTAGTATGAATGAAAGTTCTATGAATAAAATCAGGGTTTTCATCCAACCAAGCAAACCCCTCGTCTTCATAATCCGAATCGGGCATTTTATTCGGATGTTCATTGAGAACTGAAACAATTTTGATTTCTCCGATTTTCTTTCCTCCAAAACGGGCTTGCTTATCATAAGCCTGAACTATTTCATTAGGTCGAAATGAAAGTGCATATTGATCTTTCCAATCACGACGTGTAACGCATTTCCTTTTTGCCAGAAGTGGAGCCGTTGTATATCCGAACGAAATAATTTTCATTTCGATTTTTCCTTTAATAAATCGATTTCTTTGTCGGAATCAGAATTAAACCATGAGGAAAAAAAGGTTATATAATCAATCGCCACTCTTACGATCACAGCTAAGAAAAAGAAACAAACGATCGAAATCCAAAATGTGTATTCTAAAATTAGCTTTGCAGTTTCCCAATTACTCATCTTTATTCTCCTTTTCTGAAAAAATGGAAGGAAGCGTTTTAAGTCTGCGAACTTTCTTAGCGATTTCGATTCTCCTTTTTGCAAGTTCGAAATATTCCTCTTCCTTTTCTATTCCTATGAAATTTCGATCGGTCTGAACACAAGCGACGCCTGTCGTTCCACTTCCCATACAATTATCTAAGATCGTATCACCTTCGTTCGAATAGGAACGAATCAAAAAATTCATAAGGGCCGTAGGCTTTTGTGTTGGATGAATTCCTTTTCCAGACTCAGAAGGAAAGCATAACACAGAATCGGGATGTCGAAGACCAAGATCAAGATATTGATACGTTTCTGACTTAGGACCGCGAATATTAAATAAATTTGAAGTGTTTTTCTTTGATGATTTCCCTTTACGAAGAAATTTTGAATCAATCTCGTATTTCTGTGGGTTGTATACGGGTAGTTTTTTATAGAAAATCAGAATATTCTCATGCGATTTATTCGGCATTTTATTTGCATTTAGGAATCCGGAGGCTTTCGATTTATACCAAATAAGTTCGTATCGAAAATTTTTCGGATTACTATTGATCAAAGCAGTTGTGAACGGCTGGCTTGCTGTAAGAATGACTGCTCCATTCTCTACGATCATCCGGTTGTATTGTTCCCAAAGTTCGCGGAAAGGAAGAATTACGTCCCAACTACAATCTGTTGTTCCATACGGTAAATCACATAGGACTAAATTTACCGACTTATCTGGGATACTCGGGAAGATATTAAAACAATCGTCATTAAAAAGCTGAATCGAAGGTTCTGTTTTTTGATTTGTATTTGCTGAGTGAGTCATTTAAGAGAATTTTCCATCCATTGTTTGCGAGAGTTTTCTTTATGCGATTGAATCGCTTTTCGATTTGTGATTTTCAGATCCAGAATTTGTTTATCAGAGATTTCGAACTTAGCTTGAATGAGTTCGTAAACTTGAGAGATCGATTTTGCTTCTATCGCAAACACCGAGGAAATCAAAAGTTCACGATCGAGAAATTTAACACATCCAGAATACGTTTGAATCATCCTCTTCCGCGATCCTCCTTTAGCTTTTCAATCGTTGCTTGAGAAACCCCAAGTCTTTTCTTTGCGAATTGAGTCATCGTATTGATATTTACGACTCCATACTCATCTTGAACTGCATTTGAAAAATCATTAAATTCAAGGTCTTCGAACTGTAGTTTAAGTTGTGCTTTAAATGTTGTCTGCATTAGGATCTACCTTAATTATTTTCCAGCCCGACTCGGAGAAAAATTTTGTAATAAACATTTCCGCTTTCTCGGTGCAGGTTGGGATTTGTATTGCTTTCGTTTCAGGAATTTCTTTGATAGGGAGGTTTTTGATTTCCTCAAATAGATCTCTATTTAATTGTTTCGAAAATTCTAAAAATGCCTTCCATCCGAGTTTTGGATCTTTTAGATTTTTCTCTTCCTTTCTCTTTTCTGCTTCCGGCCAAATCGCAAAATGAACGGATTCAATTTTTTGCATATATGAATAGGCACCAGAAACATTTTCGGTAGCACTCATCCAATAGGGTTCTGTTTTAAGTTTAGGATGTCTTCGAATATCGATCAGTTTTTCGATCAAATCGAGAACCTTCTGTGCTGGTATGTTTGCGAGCATGAACTGATTCAAAGCTCGATTCTCCATTCCCGGCTTCGTGATATACGGTCTTTGTCTTGCTTTCAAAAAGCTCTCCACTTGGGAGAGCAGGTTTGAATAAGTGACCTCAGTCGAAGAAACGTTCATTACGCGGCGTCCTCCACCGCTTCTATATCCGCTTCGATTTCATTCGGAGTGATATATAGCCTTTCCGATTCCTCATTTAACTCTATTGCAATCTTTTTCGTTGCTCGCAAAGGATCAGATAGAATCTGATCTTTATTGAACTCCAATTTTACGCGAAGAAAAAGCCCGCTCAACTTCAAAGTCAAGTTGTTGAACTTTTCTAAGAGTCCGTTCTCAGAAAGAATTTTCTCGAAGAGTTTTACGGTTCCGCGTGTTTTCACTGATGCAGGAACCTTCCGAAGTTTTAAATCACCTGTCGGAAGTTTGCATGTCTTATACTCCGGATCTGGGAATAATTCGTTTTTGTGTTTATCCACAAAGAGTTTTATCCCGGACGCAATGTGCTGGATTTTTTGATCCAGCGGAGTAAGTTCGGTTTGGAGTTCGGTCGTGAGCTGGCTGATCTGATCGTCGACTTTGCTTTTGATGCGATCTCTTTCGCGTTTGGTCTCCCCAAGCTCTGCAATAGCTTGGGTGAGATCGGCGCGAGTCTTATAGAGATTATCCGGCAAGTCATTTCCTTTCGGTGTTTTCTTTGCCATCTACTTCCTCCTTATCCGATCGTTCTGGTTTCATATTCACAGCGAGTCCTTTCGAAGAGGAAGGAACGACAGGAACATTTGGAACTTTTCCCGTTTTTTTCGCTGTTTTCCGAACGGCCTTTTTCTTTGCCGTCTCCTTTTTCACTGGCATAACCTTTGCTCCTTACGCGGTTTTTCCGAGAGCCTTGTTGACTTCGAAGTCTGCGAGTCCTGCTTTGATCAGAACGATCTTATCCGCCATGTCCTTCTTTTCGGTTAACGAGGTTTTCTTACGTTCGTTGATCAGTGCTTTCAATTCCACCGCGCGTTCGTTGAGTTTTGCTAACTCGTCTTCCCATGCCTTCATTTCGGAATCCTCGATTTTACCGAATAGCTCTTGAATTTCAAGAAGAGCGGTTTCTTTCTCGGATTCGGAATTGATGATATAAGGATCTGGTTTTACCCTTGCAGGTCTTTGAGTTCCTTCACTTTCTTTTTTCTTCTTCTTCCCTTTCGTTTCTTCTGTTGTTGTATCGTTTGCCATTTTTCCTCCTAATTAAAAAAATGCGTTAGACGGCTTGTGTTAGTTTCGCTTCTTCTAACATTTCACCGGCTACGGCACGGATCTCTTCCGCCATTGATCCGTTTCGTTTAAAATTGATAGATTCGTTGATTGCGCCTATGGATATGTCTTTGTTTTTTACGCGTTTAAAATACGCCTTGATGACTCTGTTCGATATGCCGAACTCTATCATCGCTTCTTTGAAAGCGGTTATTTTCGTAGAAATGAGAAGCGATTTCGAAACCTTTCCGTTAAACCCTGGTTGTTTCCAGAGAGTTTGCGCGAGGTGTTTGATGGATGCCGGATATTCGCCCGTAGCTTGAAGAAAATCCGATTTAGCGGCGGCATCTTGAAATGTAAGCCCGAATCTTTTTTGTGCAATCTCTAACGCTTCCGATGAGGTAGGAAGTTGCATATTTTCAACAAGAACGCGTTTTCCGATCTCACGCGTCTTAAAGACTTCTTCAAATTTTGGAGAAGTTTTTAAAAACATGATCATCGAAAACAAATTGGATCTTCCCATTCCTTCAATTTCGTGAAGCATCTTTAATTCACGCATCATGTTATGGCTGAGGTTTTGGCTTTCCTCGAAAACCATTACGACTTTCTTTTTGGATTCGTGTGCGTTTACGAGAACGCTTCTAAGAACTCGATACTTGGATTCTATGGAACCAGGAACATGAATGTCTGGATCGATCGATTTTATCAGTTCTTTCATGATTGCGGCGGTTCGAGGTTGAGCGGATTGAAAGACTGGTATTTCGACAACGATGTATTTATCAGGCAGTCCTCGTAAAAGCCTGAGAAACTCTTTTTTGATTTCTGTTTTCCCGCTTCCCGGTTGTCCGATAACAGCGGTCCATTGATTTTTGTCCGCGATGCTTGTGCAAAAGTTCAAAATCCGATTTGAATTTTTTGTTCGAACAAATACTTCCGATAATTCTTCAATTCTTTCTTTCACTGTAGTAACTCCTTAAATTTTATAATTGCCTAACCGTTCGTTCCGGTTCCGAGATAGATATTTACGATTTTGTAAAGTGTTTCCGCCGGAACGTGTCCGTATTGATCGATCATTTTTCCGAATACTTCTCGCATAGCGTCAAGATCATCTACATCGAGATCATCCGCAGTGAATTCCGTTTCATTAAAGACATATGCGATCGCCTCATCCACTTTCAAAATTTTCGCAGGAGCCATTGCTACATGAGTCTCTGCGTCTTCACCTTGAGCGGGAAAGAATGTAATATTCGTATCGCGTAGATATGATTCTGGTTTGATTTTCTCTTTGAAATCTTTGGAGAGAGTCTGGATTTGTTTTCGTAACTGATGAAGTTCGGTCTGTTTTATTTCTTCGCCACGACCGTCGAGAATTTCGAAGGTCTCGATATCTCGCTGAATCTTTCCGTATGGTTTTACTGGAAATATGCGACCGTCGTCGCTTTGAGCACATCGCTTCCCTTCGCTGTTTGTAAATACGACGACTTTTGTTCCGCTCGGTAGTTCGGAACTTACAAAGAATTGTTTCTTATCAATTCTAATTGTTCCGTATGCGGTGATTGTTTTTTCTGTTTCGGTTACAAGCGCGTCCTGAATGTTCTTTTGGGTTGCTTTCGTGATAGGATTCTCTTTCGTTCCATCAAACCACTTTTGAAATAAACCTTTCTTGTTATTGTCAAAAATCAAATAGCGGTCGTCGTGATTTCGAAGCTCATCGAGCGAATAAATTTTACTACGATTGATCGTAACGCCGAACGAACGCTTATACGCTCCCACGCGTGACTCTACCGCACCTTTCGCGCTTGCACGTCCTGGAAGGTGTGTTCTAACCTCGATTCCAAGGCGACCGAGGAAAGATTTCATGTGATTAGAATTTAAGCCTGAGCCTTCATCACAAAAGATAAGTTTCGGAATTCCTTGGATAGGGATTTGCAAATTGCTTTTAGCCAGCATCGCATAAGTTAAAAACGTGATCCAGTCGGCTGTATTTTCTCCTCCATGTTTTGCCCCCGCTGTTTTCGGGTCCGGTGCAAAGGTCATCATCAGATAACATTTCGAATAGTTATCCACGATGAAATAATCCCAAATCCGTTTGAGTGAATGTTTCTCAAGGATATCCATTCCATGAGAGGTGTCGTATTTGATATCAGAACGATAATCGATACGGCCTTTTTTGATATTTAGAAAATAATGATTTTTTACTGTTGCGTCAACGAACCAACAGTGGTTCGGATATGGGCTGATGAGTTCCGTCGCTACCTGCGGAGTATCAACGAGTTTCGTTGAAATTCCCAAATCTTTAAGCATCCGATCGACAGTAGATCGAGTATATTTTCCGCGAGGAATGAGTCCTTCGTTTTCGGCGGCTGTGATTGCGAGATCTGTAGAAACTCCATAACCTTGACGACCAACCTTTCCGCCTCTCTTAATAAGGGCGATCGTCATCATGTGCGTTTTTTCTTCTTCGAGTTGATCCTTTGATTTTCGGATCTGCGAAACTCCTGAATATCCGGCAACGATCGTTCTCGAAACCCCGTTCTCGATCTCTCGGAAACGATCATAGATCGTTTCCTTAGATACTCCGAATTGTTCCGCGAAAGTAAGAATGACGCTCTTCTTTTCAGATCGAGAAGGTGCGTTCTTCCACATCGTGAAACGTTCGTTTAAAATCGTTATGTCGATTTCTCGGCGACCCATGTTAATGAACCTTCTTATTCGTTATCCTGAATCGCAAAGAAGAACGGATTCCAAACGTTATTGAGTTTCGTTCCCGCTAACTTGAACATCGTTTCGAGTTGTAAAACGGAACCAGCAACGTCCGGGTCTGCTTTCAAAGAATCGTCGATGGAATTGATTTCTACGACAGCCTGCTCGATGGAGATAAGGAGATCCATAATCCGTTTGTTCGCTCCGACTTTTGTGGTAACAGTCGCAATGAGATCGGATTCGGTTCCCTTTTCTTTGGCGATGTAATCGATCGCTTCGGTAAGACTTTTAATTTTGTCCGAATGTTTGTTGATGACGCCTTCGTTTACTTCCAAGTCGCGTTCTAAACGCGCATTTTCTCTTTTGAGTTCGTCCTGTTCCTTGACGACTTTTAGAGCCTCTTGGTAGGTTGAAGTTTGTTGTGCAATCGTATCCGCGTGGATTGTTTCGTATTCCTCTAAGTCGAGAATGGAACCGTCGGAAAGATGGACTTTTCCTTTTTCCTTATTCGATATTTGGAAGACGTCTGGGTCCGCCGCGATTTTGGCGAGGACATGAACTTTCGACGGATCGGCTTTCGTATAATCTTCTTCCGTCATTTTATCGGTGAGAAGAAGGAGATTGTTTGCGAAACTGAGAGTGAATATTTTTGGGAGAGTGTCTTTGAGATACTCTTTGAAATTGTCGAACCCGAGTCTTGCGTATAATTTTTTATCTCGCATTTCTTTTAAGTTAAATGCGAAATCGAGAATGTTCATACGAATCTTTTCGTGTAAGAACTGCGCTCTCAGATTTAATGCGCCCTCGGATTCATTCACGTTTGGAATGAGTGCGATTTCTGTGCTGTTTGTTTCAGTCATTGATTGATTGTCTCCTTAATCGTTTTCAAAATTCTCGGTTTTTCCGAAGATAAGTTCATTGCGAATGCCGGAGCGAATTTATACTGCACCGGGTTCGTTTTGTGTTTCATGTTTTCGACCGCGTGTTTCATCACGAGTCCGTGATCATCTAACAAATTCAGATTGTGTTGAATGGTAACGGGAGGTCGTGCGAGCAAAAGAGAGAGTTCAGTAACGGTCCATAACCCTGTTGTATCTGAAATAAAATGTTTGATGAGTTGAAGTTCTAAGCCTACGCTTCTATCCGATGAGTAAGCGACACGGGAAAGGCTCTCACGTAACTCTGTCTTTTTCCCGTATTTTGAGTTGATGAGTTCGGCGTTTAGATAAGAACTGATCCGATATTTTTTGAGAATTTCCGCTTTCTGTAGTCTTTCAAGAGAGCGGTGAATCGTTCGCTCCCTTCCCTCGTTCAAGGTGAGTAACGCGATATCCGCATAATGTCTGAAAATTGACGGATGCGTTAGGAAAACTTTCAAAACCGTTAAATCTATGTTTTCGCTTTTCGGTTTAGATTTTAGTGGGTTCATGAAGCGACCTTTCCTTTTAGAATGCTTCGATACCAGTTTACGAAATTATTGATTTCTTCGATGCTCAGTATCTCTCCCGATGACTCCCGTTCCTTATCCTCCCGGTAAATCCGGCGAATATCTTCGATCGGAAGTCCCCAAGATTCTTCGATCGCTTTCACATAACGTTCTGTGTTCCGGGTTCCTTTGATCGTGTGAGAAAGAACTGCCGGATCGTATGTCAACATATAGCTGGATTCTGGTATATGTTGACATCGGTTGGATTGGAAGAAGGCGATATCTCTTAGGGTCATCTTACTCTCGATGACGATCAGTTCGATACGTTGGGACATCGCCCGTCCGCGACGCCATAGGCGCCCACGGTGGATCAGCTTTCCGTTGAGTAGAACGCGACTCCCTTTCATCGTTATGCGACCGCGATCACCCGACGAACCGAAGGATTTAAGGAATAAGCGTTTGATTGAACCAAGCGGCGTGTGACTGTGGGTAGGATGTGTCTGGAGATATACTCCGTAAGATCGTTACAGTTCAGTCTCTTGGTCATGTTTTCGGGAACTAACCTCCAACACTCTTCAAAGACTTTCTTAGTGATTTTCAGATTCTTAATGATCTGATCTTTTTGTCCAAGTCTCATGCCGCGTCCTCCGGAGAATTTGTTTCAGTTTTTGAAGATGATAGCGAACGAACTTCGTTTATGATCTTAGTTCCTCTTTCGAGAGAAGGAGTTAGGCACTTACGACAAAGGTCGTTCTGGTAAATAAAACGGGTTTTGGTTTTGCATTTCGTGCATTGTTCAAGATTCAAGTTCTAAGTTCTCCGAAATAATTTTCTCGTTCTGCCACGCTTCAAATTCTGTTTCGAGTTTTTGATCTTGGAGAAACACATCTTGAAGCGCGCAACGTGTAAGAAGCATGTTGATGATTTTAAAAGGAGTTCTCCGGTTCCCATTCTTATCGTAAAGTTTCGCGAGAAGAATTTTCCGTCTCAAAAGTTCGATGCGTTGGCGTGCGTTCATTCCGAATATTCCTCTTCCAGAATGTATTCCAAAACGCTTATTGCCTCTTGGATCTTTTGCGGATTCTTTAAACAGATTTGAGCGATGTCATTTTTGATAAGGAAAAGAGCCGTGATTTCTTTATCGCTCATTTCGGAATGATCATTCCAACGCCAATCGAACGTCGGGAATTGTTCGCGGACGTATTCGGAAATTTGACCGATCATTTTAAATTCGATATCGGAAAGAACGATCGGATCGATTTCGCTACTTTGCGTTTGAGAATTTGTCGTAATTTGATTCATGCGACAAACCTGCGGTCATTGTTTTTTCTGTTTTGATTTCGTCGGGAACGCATCTGATACGGCACCCCGAATTTATTGAATGCGTCGCGGACTTCAGTGTAAGAATGCTGTCCGTTCAGACTTTTAGAGAGGTAATCATAGTTGATTTCCGCCTCTGTTGCGAACTCTCTTAGAGTCTTCATATTAAGAGTTTTGCGGATGTAATCTTTGCACTCTTCACCGTTTTCGATAATCATCTTTCCCCCGTTTTGCGAACTTTTCTGATTGCGAAATCGCAAATATTTGCGATACGTGTCCTATGCTATTTGCGGCACAGAAGAGGCAAAAATTCTGTTCACTTGGCGGGTTATGTCCCGCCTATAAACAGACTAGTCACCAAATGGTGACTAGTCAAGAAAAAAAATCTCCATTTGGTGACTATTTTGGACGAAACAACACCCTCTGATCGTCTACGGACAATAATGAATGATGAGGGCTGGACTCAGAACGATTTAGCTGATTTTGGAGAAGCGAATCGTCAGTCTGTGAGTCGTTATATTCAGAATAAACGTGGAATTGACTTCGATTTTGTTTATAACCTTCAAAAGAAAACGGGATATAATTCCCTTTGGATTCTTAAAGGTGTAGGACCAAAAAAGGTGCCTGCGGAGCTTAGAACGACAATGGATGAGGAAAAATTCTTCGAAAAAATTGATCGTGAACGATTAATTCTAAGAAAACTCGATAAATTTCCTGAATCAATGGAATTCTTAGAGAAGGTTTCAAGCCTGAAACCCTCCGAATTTAATCAGCTGAAAATCTATTTGGAAAGAATGTTTCCATAAGTTTTACAATTTCAATAGTGTAATTATGTATCAAAACACTTGTAGGTAGTTCTCCAGTTCGAAATTCTACAATCAAATTCTTTAACAGAAAATTTACTTCATTTTTGGCCTGAATCTCTTTTGTTTTCGCCAAATTTATATTTTTTGATGTCATAATCCAACACCGTCACAACCGACTATTTCTTTGTTTAGTATTTTCCGAACCCCTGACAAAATCCACCGAATTATTCGAATAGTGGCAAAAATTTGTTGGATCAGAGTTAAAAGTTTATGACTTATGGACAGAGAATTTTGTAATGATATATAATTTGAATTCCGGTTTTTGGAGGGTGTAATGATTCATTTCGCATTAATATTTTTCGTGGTTATTCTGAATATTTTTTCAGTCGATATTTCGGAGAGAGTTAAAGATTTATATCGGCTCTCAATCGAAACAAGGGATGAAGTAAAGAAGTTAGAATTACGGGAACGCATCCTCAAACTTTCACCCGATTCATCTTATGGATATTTTTCAAAAGGATTCTTAGCTGAAAAAAGAAATGAATTCGAGCTTGCTGAGTCTTCATATTTAAAAGCAATCGAATTAGATCCAAAGTTATCCCAGGCTTATGCGAATCTCGGTCGCTTAATGTTGAATCTTGGAAAACCTTATGGTTACGCGATGGATTACTATCAAAGTGCCGTTGAAATTGAACCAAATAATTCAGATTTCAACTCAGGACTTTGCTACACTTATATGAATGATCCAAATCCTTCCAACGGTATGAAATTCTGTAATAAAGCTGTTGAATTAGATCCTAATAATTCCGTAGCATATCTAGCTCGTGCGTCGATTCGGTTGGCTTGTAATGATTTTAGAGGATCTATCCGGGATCTCAATGTTGTCCTTAACAAAAACCCAAAAAGTGCAGAAGCGTATCATCTTCGTGGATTGAATCAATTCGGGTTAAAAAACATGGATCTTGCATGCAAAGATCTAAGTATTGCGGGTGATCTCGGTTCGACTGAGGCTTATGAAGTGATGACAAATCATTGCAAATAAAAAATACTTGACAAAACCTTAATATGCCTTTCCAACCGGAAGGCATGGCTTCAATCAACGGTCACACTCGAAACGGTTCACTTCTCAAATTAGTCCAACCGTCGCTAAGCGCGGGCGGTTTGGACCTTACAGAAACTCAAGAAATACTTATCCCTAAAGACAAGGGAAAATCTCTCAGTTCAAAACAGGCGGCGGCCTATCTGGGTCTTCCACTTCGCTCCTTCAATCGTCACGTTATCGATCACGAAATCCCGTTTATTGAGTGGGGACCGAGAACCAGAAGATTTCTAACTTCCGATCTCGATCGAGTTTCTCAATCTCTGAAAACTACAAAGCAAATTTACTGATCTCTCTTCTCAAATCATCCATCTAACAAAAAACATAGGCCAGAGCGTTCTAAGAGTTCCTCTTAGAACCTTCCGTTTTACGGATCTCCGTGTTACTCTTCTCTCACAATCAGAAGCGATTAAGTAGTAACTCGCCCGCCATCGTGCGGGATTTTTTTTGTGAGGAAGAATGGAGAGTTCAAAAATAAGTCAAATCAAACTCGGAATCAAAGACATCCTTGTAATTCTGGGATTTGTAGTTTCGGGAGTCATCCAATACAATACGATGTATAAGGATCACGAGATCCGAATCGTGAAAATCGAAACGGAGATGACCGCTATCGCCAAAGATCTTTCAGAAATCAAAGCGGATGTGAAAGATTTGATCCGGCTCTCTTCTTCACGCAGTAGAGGTTCGGAATGAAATTCATTTTCAACGACGACCGAACCGGAAAACCCTCGGATACTACACTCCGAACCTGGATCGTTTTCATTCTTGCAATCGGATATTTGATCGCGTTATCAATCCTCTCGATTGTATCTCCGGATTCTCTACGGCCTCTCCACATGGATCTGATTCAATGGCTGATTGTATTTTATGGAGCCGCCGGATCGCTCTATCTCGGGAAACGAATCAACGAAAATCTAAATTCGAAAACGAAGGCTCTGAATGATCTGATCGAAAATATTCAGGGAAAGACCGGACAGAGCGAATCTGTAGGGAGTTCGCAACTATGAGCGCATTTTTGCTTTGGTGGAATTCGATGTCTCTCCGAGACAAAATCTACGCGATTCTCTTACTAATATTTGTCATAGCAATGCTTACGATTCGAGGCGTTTCGTGCGCCTCACAGATTATCAACCAAGGAGGTTATGATGAAGTTCAAGATGTGGAGTTGTCTCCTGCTCGCGCTTATGATTCTGACTGCGTGCCAGAGCCAGGCAAACCGTGCGCGAAATGAGCGAAACGAAGCGTGTCGCGGGAGTTTTCGTTCCACAAATTATTCGCTTGCGAAACCTCCTGAAGCGAGTTGGCCAGTTGCAAAACAGATCGAGGGAAATTGGTATGTGACTTCCGGTCGCTATAACGCCTATCGAATTCATGCGAAGGATCTTTCTCGTTGTCTCGAACACGAACAGTGCGTTCGAAAGTGGACGGAATGGGAACGAAATTGTTCGGATGATCGAATCGATATTCTCGAATCGAGTTGGATTCCGGGAGTATTTCACATTCGCCGAAAGTGCGAGCTAACGAAACCGGTTTGTTCGGTTGAGGAGTAATTAAAACGTGATCTCTCATTTATCTTATCCAGTAGCACCGTGGAACCCTCAACGTGGAGATCAGGTTACTCCAAAATTTGGATTACACGATTATCAACAGTGTATGGGTAACGTGTTTCAGGATATGATCGTTTACGTCGGGATGCGTGAGAATATTCCCGGATTTACAGATCTCACAACGTATAATTATTACGCGCTTTTCGAAGATTGGATTTCGAAACATAAGCGAAATATTTACGATTCTGCGGATCACGCGGAACACTTTAACGAACTGATGAAGGCGAACAATCTTTTCTATCGTATCCGCAAAACGAAAGGAAACAGAGAAGAACTTTGTAAGCATTTCGAAAAACATTCTTACCCTTGCGGCCTCGGAACGTTTCTCACTCGCAAAGGACACATCATCCGTGGAATTGGAATCGTGGAAACGAGTGACGGTAAAAAATATCTGAAAGCGTCCGATCCGTATGGCGTCGGTCCTCGTTACATCGATCCTTACGGACACCTCATTGATTACGATCTCGACGAACTTTTCAAGATGGGAGTTCCTACGATCTTTTATATGGAGCTTGAAAAGGGATAAGCATGGCGTATTCGGAAAACGTAAAACACCGCGCTTATACTCTTTTCCTTATGGGAAAAAATGCGGAACAAATCGAATCCATTCTTAAACCGGAGTTTCCGAAAATTTCGGCGAATACGATACGCAGTTGGGCAGAAACAAAAGATACAAACGGAAAAAATTGGTCAGATTCTCGTGATGAGGTAAATCGCGTAACGCGTTTGAAGATTCAGGAACAAACATCCGATATTCGTTCAAAAATAAAAGCAGACAACGCGATGATGTTGCAAGCCGTTCGGGACGCGTTTTTATCCGATGCTGGTGCAATGATCGGACAGGCGAAAGATCCGGTTTCTCTGGGATATCTTTGGAAAGCATTAGCAAATCATCAAATGCAAATGGAAAACGAAGATTCCGGTTCCATAGATTTATTACACGCGGCTGGAACCCTTATCGAACTTTTTATGAGATGTCCGAAAACCAAAAAAGCCATGAGTGATGAATGGGAAACTCACAAAACGAACCTATCAAAATGGCATGCAGACTGGACAAATGTTAAAGATGTGGAAGGATCTGTGGTCGAAGAACCCAAAGCTCTTATAGAAAAGAAATCATGAGTTCAAACGCAAGACAACAAGAGTTTATTCAAAACCTCATTGAAAAAGGAGATCGAGAGTTTTCGAAAGATAGTTTAGCAGAATTTTTGTTATCCAAAGTTCACGTTCGTCGTGATGGAGAATATCAATTATACTCCTTCGAGGGACATTCTTATCTCAAAGAAATTTGTTCCCTTATGGATAAAGCCCAAGACTTTCGTGCATTAAAATCCTCCCAGGTAGTTCTCTCTACAACATACGTAGGAGAATCATTTAAGAAATCAGATAAAGGTTCTCTGAAAATTGTATGGTTTTTTCCTAATGATTCTAGTATGAAAAAGTTTGTCCAAGATCGAATTCAAGAGATAATCAAGCGATCGCCATATTTGAAGAAGCGTTTGGATGATACAAATTCAATAGACAATGTGGATATGATACGGTATGGAGATGCAACACAAGCCTATCGCTCAACAGAAACTATGGGCGGCGTTAAAACAATTGATGCGGACATTCTATATTTCGATGAGTTGGATGAACAAAATGTAGAGCACTTGATATTTGCAGATGATAGAATTTCGCATTCCAAAGTAGCGATACGTCGCTCTGCATCCCAACCTTCTTTTCCTAATTTTGGAATTCACGCTGAATGGTTGAACGGGACGCAACATATGTTTTTTCATAAATGTTCCGCTTGTAATCATTGGAATAATATCGTTGAATCTTTTCTACAGGATGATGAGCCGACTCGTTCACGGATTTGGGTCCCCAGCGGACAAAGTTTCGCATGTCAAAATCGAAAATGCAATCGTCCTTTAAATATGCAAAAAGGAACTTACGTTGCTAAAAGGACTAATCACAAGAATACAAGTGTTCAGGTTTCGCAATTTTTCACGAATGCACGAACTGCAGAACAACATAGAGAGAAGTGGATGGATTCCCAAGGGAATTCACTCAAACTAAAAAACTTCTATATCTCAGTTCTTGGATGGCCGTATAGCACCGACGAAGAATCACCGATTACACAATCGATTTTAGATCAACATCGGGGCGATCATGGGATTCCGAAAGGATGCAATTCCTTTACATATATGGGAGCCGACCAGGGTGACATCGTTCATATGCTTTTTGGAGAGATTACGTCAACGAATCAAATCAAAATTTATCCGGCGAAATTCTCAGTTTTGGAAACTGGAAGAATCGATCAGTCAATTCAAAATTTTCAAGTTTACAGCGGTATCCTCGACGCGATGCCGAATAAGTCTTGGTCGGTTCGAACGGCACAAAAATTTCCCGACTTCATTCGCATTCAATATTTTGCAAAGAAATATTCAACGACAAGTGAGGGGATTGTTTCTGAGGATGAAAACGACGGAATCGAGGTGGTGAATGTAAATAGAGACGAATCTTTACAGGACACGGTAGATGCAATCAAGAACGGTATGTTTCTATTTCCAGACAAGAGGTTGTTGTCAGGAGCTGACCTCGCACTTGCAGAAGAATTAGATTTCCATTTGACGATGCTTGTTCGTGAACGCGGAGAAGATGAAAATGGAAAACCAAAATATTCGTTCAAGAAGAAAGTTCAAAATCACTTTGGAATGGCACTCAACTCTCTTAGACTCGCCTTTGAATTAGGACCACCGGCATGAAAATATACGATCGAATAACATCTATTTTTAGTAGGACTCAAAGTGAAAGTATGGTGATTGCTCCACCAGATCCGAAAACCTTTTCTGAATCCTTTTCTGAGATCAAAAACTTTGCGAACGAAGTGTCTCCAGACTTTCCTCTGGACGCGCTCCCGCTTCTTGGCAAACTAGCACTTATCAATCCAGATTTTAATCAAAATTTAAAACGAACGATCAATTTATCGAATACAGGTCTCGATTGGGAATTCAAAGGTGTAAGTCCGAAAATCGCTGAACTGATGAATATGGAAATTGAAGATTGGTTTGATAAACATCCTGGAGTATTAAATCGTTTAATCCGTCAAACTGCACTTACCGGTGCGCTTTCGGCAGAACCAGTTCCATCGATGGATTTTTCAGAAGTTGAGACAATTCAATTTATTCCAGTCTCTCAAGTTCGATTCCGGAAAGTGGAAGTCAAAGGTAAGAATGAAGAAGTTCGCTACAAATTTGCTCCCGTTCAAATTCTGAAAAATGGAGATTCAATTCCGTTGAATGAGAATCTCTATACCTACGAACCGCTCGAAACCAATGAAGATAGTCCTTACGCAATCCCCCCGGCAATTTCTGCAATTCGAGCTATGTTCACTCAATCAAAGGGAATGGAAAATATCGAACGAAGCACTAAGAGGTGGGGATTCTTAGGATTCATTTCTGTTTTATTACCTAAATTCAGACTTCAACATGGACAGGATTTACACTCGAAGGAAGCTGAAAGTAAACGGTTCCTTGAAAGAGCTTCCAAAGATATTCAAAAATCAATCGATTCAGGAATGTTGGTCGGATACGACGGAACACAAATCCAATATAATAATCTCAATGTTGATAAAGGATCAGGTCAACGAGAGGCTTGGAATCTTATAGAAGAACAGATCAGTTCTGGAATGGATATTGATCTATTTGTTCTCGGCCGACCTACCGCCGTAACAGAGACTTACGCGAAAATATCTTCTAAAATGTTTCTGATGAGTCGTGAAAATACGCGTCATCCTGCGAAACGATTTTGTGAAAAAGCGATGACCTTACACCTTCGGATGAAAGGTTTCAAATTCACAAGAATCAAAGCCAAATGGAAACCAGGTAAATCGCTAAACCCGGAAGAGGATGCGAATGTAAAAAAAACGAACGAAGAAGCAGAGAATCTCAGAGTAGATCGGTTTTTAAAACTACGAGATGCTGGAATCATCAGCGATGATGACGTGGCGAAAATTTTTGGATATGAAAAAGCCACCGGGAACCGTATTTCCAAAAACGCGTTACGCGCCATTTTAAGGCATTTGGGCATCGACCCGCTATCTCAGGAGGTCCAAGACCTCGTGAACACCTATGAACACCATTCTAACCGCAATGAAAGGGATGTGGATGGAAGTTCTGAACCCGTTTTTTCACAAGGTGATGAAAATGATGAGGAACTCGACAAAGAGTTCCAAAAAAAAAAGGGCATCCTGACCAATGTTGTTCCGATACGCGGACGCAAACATTAGGGAAATGGAATGAGGAGGAAGAGAAACAGTTAGAGGAAATAGTCCAACGTGGCTTGAAGAAGATTTTTCATTCTTACGGGGATCAAGTTGAAAAAGTTCTAAGTGGTATTCGATTCGATCTCAATTCGGAAGATGCCGTTAAACTCATCACCGATAAAATCATTCAGGAACTCGGAACGGAATTTCCGGAATTAACTCGGGATCAAGTTGAAGAATTTTCAAGAGAAGCGTGGGAAGTTGGTCAAGCGTATGAAGTTGGCGTAAAAGATATCGCGCCTATAATCAATCAAGATGCGATCGACTTTTTCGGACGATTAAACAACGCGGACTACGGAAAACTTTTCAATTCACAAAGAGAGATTTTTGAAGAATCAATTCGTTCTGTTTTAGAAGGGAAAAAGACAAAAGGAGAAGCTCTCAAAGCACTAAAAGAGAAACTCGGTGTCGATTTAAAAAACAAAGATATCACCGGACGGATCGAAGATATCTTTCGGAACAAAGTTTATACGTCTCAAAATTTTTCCAGAATTCAGAGGATGCACGCTCTTGGAATTACGGACGTAGAAATCGTCGCGATTATGGACGCGAAAACGTCTCCGATCTGTAGAGAACTCAATGGACGAAAGTTTCAAGTTTCGGAAATGAATGACTTCGTCGAGGAGTTTATAAGCACCCCGACAGACGAAAACTTTTGGAACAAATATCGTCCGCCAACCGCGAAAGAGATCCAAAAATTCCCGATGATGAGTTCGTCCGAGATTTTGAAGGCGATCGCTGTCAAATGTCCTCCGTTTCATTTTAGATGTCGGACGACGATCGTGATGTTCGTAAAATCGGTTATCAATCGGATTACAGGAAATGGAAAAACTCCTCTGGATGGAAAACTTGAATCACCCGAAAAGATTTTGAACCGAGATAGAAATCGAATCGAAACAAGGAAAAAAAGTCTGAGTGGACTTGAGCCTGATGAATTTGTGAATAAGATTGCTTCGGTTCAAGGAAATGCAGTTTGGAATTCAGATAAGCTAAAGGCGGGATGGAAAAAACGAATCGCAGAAGGAAATTCCGAAAGTTTTGGAAAAACAGAGGCCACATACGCATCCAAGGGTCTTGATATTTTAAGAAATTTCAATACACTGTATGCGTATTCAACGGAAGATAAAAAGACGAAAACAAAATCTTTCAAATTTGGATTCGTTCAAGATCAAAAAGATGGAGGAAAATTTTTCGTTCCGGTAAATGCGGAAACTTTCGAGATCGAAAATCTTTTCGAGCTTGAGTCTGAGAGTTTTACGAATTCATTTTTGAAGGTTGCATGACACACGAAAGAATTCTAAAACTTATCGAAACCGTTGAAGATGGAAATGTCGAAGAACAAGAAATGATCGTCCAAGTCCTCGATGAAATCGATGGAAAGTTTGAAGACTGCGACATGAATCTCGTTCGAAAATTTTCATTACTGATCCACCTTTTCGGTGGTATGGATCTTACGGAAAGTTCTTGGAGATTCTTTCCTTTGGAAATTTCATCGGGAAAATATCCTTTAGAGAATCTTCCCGAACATGTGCGAGAAATCGCGAAAGAGTTATACTATAAATAAAGAGCGAGATACTCGCCGATCTACTTAACGCTTCCATGAATGGAAGCAATGGCAACAGAGAAGAAAGAAAAGAGACAACTTCAATACGATGCTCATGGTTGGGCGACTCTTGATAACGGTGTAAAATTAAATCGTTCCGGTCAAGGTTCAATTATATTATACGCTTCGGGAACAGTTCTTTCCGGAGAAAAGAAGTTATCAGCACCGACGACCCCACCTGCATCAAATTCTCCCGAATTGCCGTATGTAGAACATGATTTCAGAATGTTGTCCAAGGCATTCATTAAATGTTATGCACTCGATTTTACAAAAGATGACGTTCTTAAAAATGGAACAGCACTCTTCGAAACAAAAATCTATAAAGATCATGAAACGTTTGTAGAAAATTCTATCGGCGCGGCTATCAATCCAGTTTGGGATAATGAAAAAGGGAACGAAGGTGTAAATGGAAGATTCCGATTTTTTAAGAAGTTCGCATCATCTATTATCGATCGTCTCGAAACCGATCCTCCAATCTTAGATTCCTGTTCCGTCGGAATTCAATTCACATTCATCAAATCTCATACCTATTTAGAAAACTTCTATTGGCATCTCGGTGAAGAAATCGATGGTTCTATCGTTCGATTGATTATCACCAAAATCATTTCTGTTTCGGAAGTTTCGATGGTTTGCGCGGGTGCGGATCCGAACGCAAAAAAACTTTCACTGAATCATTTTGAACAAATCTCGTCCGATCCGGGGGAGGAAAAAATACAAACGGGGGAAAATAGTATGAAGCTCAATGCCAAACAGATCACGGCTTTGGGTGTCGCATTAGAATCTATCGGTCTTGAAAAAGAGGGCGAGGAAGTGGAGCTAACTCAGGAGAAAGCAGAGGTTGTCTTTAAACAGATAGGCTTAAAAATTTCAAGTTTAGAATCTTCACTTAGTTCTTACGCGGGACTTACAAATCTTGATAAATTTCCAGCGGGGTTCGATCACAAGACGAACGTTGCAAATCTTAAAAATCTTCTGGAAGAACCAAAGAAAATCTTAGAGGAAAGTCGCGCTCAAGTTCTGAAAGCATATAGTTTGTTTATGGATGGGAAAACAAACCCAACCATTGAAGCGATGATTCAGAACGCAGATCTTGAACAAGTAAAAGCCCTTGGGCTTGAATACGGAATCAAGTTGGAGCAAAAATTTCCTTCAACAAAGGATAAAAACGGAAATCTTTCAAGAGGTTCCGGAAAAAACGAACTATCAGATATCGATGAAAAAATCGTTATCATCAACGGAGGTTGAACAATGATTGAAGATCCATTTAAAACAAAGGCCAAAGGATTACTTGATCCGATCATTTTAACATTTGATCATTCGGGTCTTGTAGAAACTGACGAAGGAAAAGTTTGTCATATCATCAGCAATATGACTGTAGCTCTTGCGGCGGACGGTTCAAAGTTCGACGGTCGAATCGTGAAAGTCGAAAAGGAATGTGTCTCAGTATTAATCGGTGGGGTATTTGAGTGTGAGTATTCTGGGACTCAACCCGGCTTTGGATCAGTGGGACTTGTCGCGGATACAACCGGAAAGGTTAAACTCGGTTCCGGCAAAAACTACCTGATTCTCACAGTAGACACTGGCACAAAAAAAGTGCAGTTCATTAAAGATTAAGAGGATAAACGTATGAAAAAATTTGCATATTTAATTCTCGGTATTGTGGCTTTATTTGGAGTAACATCCATCTGTCCAGATATCGAGGTCAGCACAATCGGATATTTTCTTGAGGATGGAGATTTTGCTTCAAAGTCGGGCGTCATGTTTGCACTTACCGGTATGGTTCTTCCGAGTCATACAAAATTTCGATACAAAACCTCTGAACTGAAAAAAATCGATGTAGATAAAGGCATCTATAAAGATGCGAGAAAGTTGGAACAAAATATGGAAGATTTTCTACTTCAACTCGAAGTGGATAATGGCTACTCGGTAGACGGTTCTTCTGCATTATCAAAGATTGGAGCCTTAGAGAGACAGTTGATGGCGAATGGTTTAAACCCATTCAGTCAAGCAACACTCATCGAAGACTTTTTTAAAACAAGTAACTCAAAGACACTCTTTCCTGCATGGATTACGAAACAAATCTATCTGGGTATGCAAATCGGAAAATATGAATTAAATGTGGAAGATTTAAAAGCATCTTCACAAAAAATTCCTTCTACTTCCATCGATCAGATTGGTTTAAATTTCGATGAAGAGGATGTTGATCTTGTGAAAGGGTCGGAAGGGGCTAATTTCCCTGTCGCGACAATGAAAACAAAAGAACTGCCATCAAAAATGGGAAAAGTTGGCAGAAAATTTCTAATCTCTTACGAGGCTTCACGAAGAGTTAACATTGACATCGCGAGTATCTTCTTCCAAAGAATTGGATACAGAATGGCGAAACAAATGGCTCAAAAAGGCTTGAAAGTAATGATCGAAGGAGATGGAAATCCTGGAACTGCCTCAAAGAGACTCCCAACTGAAGGAACAACATTTACTGATGCAGATGTCATCAAGTTACTAATTGGTGACTTTGAGGATGGTGTTGAACCTTCGAATGTTGTTTTAAACAAGAATATGTTGGTTCGTATTCTAACGGATAAAGCAAACTTTGAAAAGTTCCAAAGTGTAAATCTATCCGAAAAATTAATCGCGAATGGAGAAATACTTCCTTATTTAGGATGCACATGGAAGACACACAATGCTATGTCGGATGATGAAATCTTAGCATATGACAAAGGGTCTTGTTTAGCATATTACGAGGAACAAAATTCATCCATCGTTGAGTATGATAAAATCATCGATACTCAATTTGAAAAATCCGTCATCAGTTTGTATTACGGTTTCACTAAGTTGATCGGCGGTTCAAGCATAGTGAAAGCATTAAGAACCGAAGCATAAGGAGAACCTCAACAATGTTCAACGCGTTACCCGATCTCAAAGCACTCGTCGGAATAAAACCCTTCGACTTGGATATGAACGATTCCGTAAAACTCACAACGGATAAGACCGAGTTCGAAGAGTTTTTGGAAGCGGCGGCGGATAACGCGTTGAAGTTGATTCAAAGTTGGGAATATTCAATTCCCTCTGTTCCCGATGGTTCAACTTATCCAAGGGAGTTAAGAAGGGCGGAAGTCCTTTTAGCGAAAGCGGAGATAATCGAGGAATTTGACTTACCTGATACTATCGATCCGGAAGATTTTCAAGTCGGCGGACAAAACGGGGAACGTAGAAAAATGCGGAAACTGACTCCGGATGAACGCGGTGAAAAGGCCGCGCAATTTCGGAACCGCGCGTATTTCACTCTGTTCGGAAAACTTCCGGAACCGGATTCGGGGTTTGCATGAGCGTCGAAAGTATTCTACGAAGATCTTTTGTGAAACATGCAAATGCTGATTTCGTAATATTAAAAAAGTCCGTTGGACCCGTTGGAGACGACGAATTAAACTCGTTCAAAAAAGATAACTGGACTCGATTAAAAAGTGTTCGAGGCTATTTTGATTTCAATTCCCAGACGGAAACCAAAGGAACCGGAGGAGAAAGACAAGGATACGATGCGACCGCAGAAATTCTTTTCGATGAAATCGAATCCATTTCGAGCCAACTGGATCAGACTTGTCGAATTTTTCGGGGAACGATTGCGGAAGATATACCGATAACGGAAGAAATTGCGAAAACCGCATGGAATATCGAAAAAATTTTACCGGGGGAACAAACCGGAAACTTTTCTGTCATTGTGATTGAACTTAAACTCCCAGAAAAAGGAAATCAAGTTTTTCTACGATGAGCGGAATTTCGTATAACGATAACTTGAAGAATTTGTTTAAGAACACGAACAACAAACTTCAAACTTGCATCGGAAAAGCGAATATCAAAAACGCTTATCTCTTGCAGGTTCTTATTACGAAAGGATATCGAGATCAGAAATATGTTTCTCAATACGAGGCGTTGCATCCGGAAACGATCGCAAGAAAGGCAAAGAAAGGACTTGATCCTCGGTTTTTGATCGAAGGAGATAAAAGTAAGTCGGAAGATCTGTGGAGAAGTTTTGAAGTTGCAACCCTTGGAAAATACGGAGCGGTTGTCGGATCGAATGCGAAATATGTGCGGGCGCAGGAACTCGGATACGAAGCGGGTGGAATTCCACGTCGTCCAGTTGTCGGACCTTCTATCGATGAAGGTTCTGAACAGTTTAAGGAGAATTACAAAAACGGAATGCGGGAGTTCATGAAACAGTGAAACGCGGACATATCAAATACCTAAAGGAATTGATTCGGTCGATAAAAACCGATCCGATTCCACCGGATACAAATCCGCGCCAACTTTTTTCGAACGAAAGAATCTTCGAGGTTCATCCTGCGGTTGATAAATTTCAAGAGTTGATTCCGTTTTGTGCGATAGAACATGGCGCAAATCAACCGGAACGAAACGGAAGAAGAACAGAACGCCTTGAACCGACGATGATCGATGGAGTAAAAAATCTCCAGTTTTTGAAAGAACACTACAAGCAGGAATACAAATACGTTTTGAATTTCTGGTTGGACGATGTGAGTCAAGATCTCCTTTCAAAAGGAGATTTTACTGGTAGTCCACTGGATTCCGGAATCGTAGATCAAGCTCTGATTTACATCGCAAAACACGAACGTTATGCGACCTCGCAAGGTGCAACAGTGGAGATCCGACCGGGAAAGACCGCGCTCGTTACTGATCCGGCGGAGAAATCGAGTCTCTATAAAATCTATTTGGAGGTCATTTTCAAAGACGGAATTTTTGAAGTGGAACAAGTCCCTACGTTGGCTTTGGGGACTTTAGAAATCGAAGAGCCAACGGAAATTGTAAGATCAGAGGAATTATGAAAGCACACGAGTTTATTCAAAAATACAAAATCAGACCAGCCCTCGCCGCTGGATTCAAAGAACATTTGCGACTTGATCCGGAAAGTGATCTCACGGAAGAGTTTTTGACAGCGAGTTTTCAAGAATTTGCCGGAGTGAAACCGGATGGATTGCCTCTTGAAAACGAAAGTGAGAGAGATCCGAAGCAAGCCCTAAGTCAAAGAAATGGACTTAGACTTCCCGACGAAGGACTTGCCAAAGCGAGAACACCGAAAGAAACTGTTCCCGCTGACGAAAAGAAATAAAGAGCGCGAATAACGCGCGAAAAAATTACTACTTACTCGCTCCGAAAACAGGAGCGAAAGAATGGCTACAGGCGACGTTTCCACATACCATCAGGATGGTGGAATCAATTTCAACGACGTCAAACCGGACCGCGTCGGTTCCAAGGTTGGAACCGCAGAGACCGGAGACGCAAATCGTGTTTACATAATCAATAACGCACCACAGGCGCGGGACGTTTTCGGAAAAGGTGAGCTGGTTCGTTCTCTCGAACAATTTTTCGAAGAGTTTGACGAATCAAAAGGACAAAAGCCGGTCCCGGTTCTTTGTGTCCGTCCTGTAAACGATGTTGTCGGAACCGTCGGAACTCCTACGAAAACGGGAACCGGAGAGGCCGCTCTCCCCACAGTTTCCGGAACTCCAACGGGATCAAGAACCGTCGTTTTGAAAATCACGAAGGATGGCGCGCATGGCGTCGCGGAATACCGGAAATCTGTTGATGGAGGAGAAAACTTCTCTTCCCCGATTATAACTCCCGTTTCGGGTTCCCCGATTTCTCTCGATGTCGGAGTAACCGCGACTTTTCTAAACAGTTCCACTCCTGCAAATACGTTTAAGGTGGGCGACACCTATACGTTTCAGATATCGGGTCCGTCTGCTTCCGTCGCGTCCCGTCTTACAGCGATCGAAACCTTGAAAAGAGAATATCGATCGTATTGGATTCACGTTCTCGGTCCTGCAACGAGAGCTTTCGCGATGTCGTGTAACGCGATTCTGGAAGAGATGGAAACCGAACATCATCTTCCTTCGTTTATCATTCTCGAAGCACGTGGAAAGAACGATTCCGAATCAGTCGCAGAGTATTTCCAATACATCCAAGACGAATTCGATCCGTTCTCTTCCCCGAAAGGAAGAGTTATGATCGCGGTCGGAGAAGCTCGTTACATTCCGGGAGGAGTCAACGCATCCGGTGGATTCTCCGCGGTGAAAGCCGCAGGAAACACGATGGGAGAATGGAGAAATCTCGCAACGATGGCGACTGCGAAGATCGCCGCCGCTCCAGTAAACGTTTCGATCGGTTACGTTAAAGACATGCGATCGCTTACCTTCTCCGAAATCCGTTATTGGAATGAAGGATACCGGAACTATATGGATCTCCTTCACGACATGGGACTTATGGTCCTGAAAGAATACGATGACTACGAAGGAATCTTCGTCGCACGAGATAAAATCAAGGCCGTAAGTTCCTCCGATTTCAAAGAACTTCCGGAACGCAGACGCGCGGACAAGATGCACCGTATTCTTTACCGTGAATCGCTTCAATTTCTAAACATGGATACGGAAGTCGATTCCGGTTCCGGCGGACTCGAATATCTGAAAACCTACATCGATTCTAAGATCGCCGCAGAAATGGAAGCTCCGGGTAGAAAGGAAATTTCAGGACACGAGATCGTATTAGATCCGAACAAGACTTTCAACGTTGACCGAATTCTGAAAGCAAAGTGCAGAATGTTCGTGAGCGGGCGAACCCAAGCGATCGAGTGGGAAACCTCTTTCGCAACACCAAAATAGGAGAATAGAAAATGGCATTAGAAGTCGTTAAAGAGAATTACAGTTTCACCAATCTTGAACTGAAACTTTTCGGTTATGACATGGTGAACTTTTCCGGATTTAAGTTTGATCACGCTGTAGAGATCGAACTCACTTACGGAAAGTCCGGTGAAGTCGTAGGTTACACGACTAAAAACTACAAACGCAACATCAGCGCGGAAATCTATTTCGAAGAGTTGGATCGTTTAGTTTTACTGGCCGCACCTTACGGCGGACTCATCGAAAAACTACCACCAGCTCCGCTCACCGCGATCTTAAAAGCGGAAGGAAGACCGGACTTCAAATACATCGCACCGGCGGTGAAGATCACAAAATACAACGCGGATATCAAAAGCGGAAATTCGGGTGCGATCGCAGTCCCTTTGGAACTTGCACTTCTCTCGGTTCCGGTGATTACGTTCGCATAAAGAAAAAACTACTTAGTCATTTCAAAATTTAGAATATAAGGAAAACTACATGAACCCATTGGTAAGCTCGATCCCCGCACTCAAAGAAGCGTTTGAAAAACTTCCTCAACCGTATCAGAATATCGACGACGATTTTCTCCTCCAAAACAAAAACGCGATCGAAGAAATGAAAAGCCACTTCTCTGACAAAGGCGGAATCCATCTTCTCGACGCCGGAGAAGATAGGAAAATCATCTGTCGCGTTCCTAACAAAACTCAAGTGGATGACGCCCTCGAAAAAGCAAGAAAGGAAAAGCAAACGGATATTGCTCAAAGACTCGTAGGTCAATGCTGTTTGTATCCGAGTTTCGAAGTCGTAAACGGATGGGCGCAAGACTTTCCTGGAATATTCATTCCACTTGGAAATAAACTGATCGAACTTACCGCAACTACCAAAGAGGTGACAGTAAAAAAGCTGTAACCAAGCGTCTCCACGAACTCCGTCAGGGGAATGGAATACTTGAGGTTCTCAACATGTATTACTTCCCCGGACGCAAACTTGAGTATCCGGAAGACGGCGACGAAAGAGAAGAATACGAGATCCAACTCGCCGCAGAGTTGGAATATATTAGGGAATTGGAATTGAATACAATGGCTCGCGCAATCGTAAGAGCGTTTAGCGGAGATTAGGAGAAAGGAGGTAGAGAATCATGGACAGCTCAATTTTTGAACTCGGCGTAGTGATCACTCTACGTGACCTTGCTTCGAACAAGCTCGACGAGATCAACGACAAGTGGGACGCCATGAAAAAGAAACTTGGCGAAAGTCACACTGAAGTTTTGAAAATGGAGGGGGCTATCAGTAATATTAAAATGGGTGGCGTTCTCCTTGGTGTTGGCCTCGCCGCCGCTTCGCTCACTATGAATCTCGTTGGCTCTCGGATGGAGACCTCCAAACTTGAGGGAAACCTTAAGTCACTCGGGCTAACTTCAAAAGAAGTTGATAATATAACAAAATCCGCATATTCAATGTCGTCCGCCCTGGGGGAATCAACTGACTCGATTCTCTCAGGAGTTTACGATATTAAATCCGCAGTGAACGATCTGAATGGAACGGAACTCGTTGGATTCACACAGTCAATTCTTGATACGACGATCGCGACGAAAGGAAATTTCGGAGAACTCTCGAAACTCTTTGGGATGGCGTATCATCAATTCAAACACCTTTATTCGGACATAGACAACGTCCAGTTCGGAAAGAACTTGGCGAACGACATCGCTTGGGCATCGAACGTTTATCGTGCTGACGGAAATTCGATTCAACAAGCGATGGAATCGATTGGCTCGAAAGCGGCTTCGTTAAAGATTTCTCTTGAAGAACAGAGTGCGGTCCTCGGAACTCTTCTCAACTCGATGCAACCGGGTCCGGCGGGAACAACATTCCGGGCATTCTTAACGAACCTCGGTGAAGGATTTTCAAAACTCGGTCTCAACGCATATCAAGCCGACGGCAAACTCAAAAACACTGCGGACTTACTCGGAGAGATAAAGAAGAAATTCGGAGATTCCCTCGATCTAAAAGAATCCGACGTGATCAAAAAAGCGTTCGGAACCGATGAAGCCGTCCAGTTTATCAATACTCTTCTTCCAAAAACGGACGCTCTTGGAAAAGACATCAAGACGATCGTTGATCTTAGTAAAAATCAGGATTACCATTTTCTCGACATAGCGAAGCAAGCGAATCTCGAATCACTTCCAACACAAATGCAACGCGCTTCGGAAGGTTGGGAGAATTTCAAAAAGATCCTCGGAAAAGGAGTCGAAGATTCCGGTCTCAAAAAAGTCGTTTCTCTTTTTGCAGATGGGCTTTCTGTGATGAACGATTTTTTAGCACAACACCCGAAGATTGCAGAGTTTGTCGGAACCTTTCTTATGCTTACGACCGTCGCCGCGATCGGAGCCGGTGCATTCTTCCTTTTGAAAGGCGCGTGGACTGCGTTTACTGTTGCGATGAACGTCGGACTTGTTTCAAATCCGATCGGTTGGATTGTAATTGGAGTCGCGGCCGCGATAGTCGGTATCGCGTTGCTTATAACCTATTGGGACGAGATTAAAACAGCGGCAATCGGTGCGTGGACGTGGATTACAGAAACGTGGGCTGGACTTGGAGGCTTCGTCAAACTTCTTATCACTTGGTTTCTTCCTTTTATCGGAATTCCTCTTTTGATTCATGAACACTGGTCTATGATCAAAGATTTCCTATTCGGACTTTGGGATGGATTTGTTTCAGCAGGCGCAAAGATCAAATCGATGTGGAACGATTCTCCATCGTGGGTTAAGGGTCTTGTCTATGGACTTGCGCTCATAACGTTACCCGTTACTTGGCTAATCACAGTTCCGGCTCTGATCATTGCACATTGGGATACGTTAAAAAGTTTCGTAATAGGTTTTACATCTCAAATCTTAGATGCTTTCAACTCGCTTCCGTATGGAGTTAAAGAAGCTCTAATATTAGCTTTTGTGAATCCAATTTTTGGAATCGGTAGTTTGATTTGGTCTGCGATCAGCAACATTTTCGGAAACATTCGAAATCGTATGAAGGAATCCGGCGCGAGTTTATTCGATGCTTTCGGACTTGGGATCTTGGATTCGATCAACGATTTGAAAACGACGGTCAATACCGTCATGAGTGTGATCGCGCGGTTCCTTCCACACTCGAACGCGGACGAAGGACCATTGTCCAATCTGACCGGAAGCGGCGCGGCGTTTGTGGATACGTTCGCACTGGGTATGAAACAAAGAAAAACAACTCTTGGATCAGTGTTAACCGAAGTAACCTCTGGATTTGAATCAGGTTGGGGAACCATGAAAAACACTGGTGTTGCGTTAGTCGAAACGTTCGCGTCTGGAGTAAGATCAAATACAGACAAAGCGTATAACGCAATTATCGATATGGCAAATAAGATCCGAAAACCTTTACCTAATTCTGATGCAAAGGAAGGACCGTTGTCGACTTTAACAAGATCCGGACGAGCGACAGTGAGCACGTTCGCCGCAGGTATCGAAACGGAAACGCCGCGTCTAAAACCGGTTATGCAACGCTTCAATGAGGCCTTGACTCCAGAAAAAGGAATTATCCGCAGGCTTAAGGAAGAATCCGACGAAGAAGGTGGCGGAATGCTTTCCGGAAAGAAAGGTTCGACCATAAGCATCGGAAGTTTAATCGGGCAACTCGTCGTCGGAGGTGGAAAGGAGAACAAACGACAAGTCGGTGAAATTCTGGCTGATGCACTTTTCGAAGAACTTGATCGATACGATGAGGTTCCTGCATGATCGGTGGTATTACTCCTCCAGTTGCTCCCGCTGGTTATATTCCTCCGGATATCATCACCGGGGATACTGATCGGTTAGCATTAAGCCCCGGTTTTCTTGCTGACTTTGAATTTCCATCCGGAACCAAAATCATAAGTCGTCGAGAAAAACGTATTGTTTTAACTTCCATTCCTGGCGGATCTGGAACTGTAAAAGAATTAACAGGTCATGATGACTGGACGATTACTGTAGAATTCAAATTGCTTGCGGCTGTATATGGCGCCGGTTTACTTGCGGCTCCTTCAAATCCATTGATTAAAACAATGATTCAACAAATTAAGGAGATTAAACGGATATATGAGAACTCAGAGGCAATCATTCTTACGCATTCTCAATTAAACGCATTAGGAATTAAGAATGTAGTAATAAAATCGATTCAACTATCAAACGCAGAAATCCAATATAATCAACCAATAACTTTCGTTATGTTAAGCGACAATGATATCGATTTAGATCAAGCATCACTGGAAGCAAAAAGTAGCATAGTGGAGTCCTCGATATGAGTTCGTTCTATGTTCTCAAACCCAACGATACTCTACAACGTCTTGCGGCTCGATTTTATGGTAGGTGGGAAATATGGAGACTGATATTTGATTCGAACTCGCATTTAGAAAGCTGGAATTCTCTTCCGGTTGGAATTCAAATCGAAATCCCAACTCCTCGAACTGACGATGCAAATCATACAATTCTTGAGGGAGATACGTATGAATCATTGAGTCTGCTTTACTATGGGACGGAACATTTTTCGGGACGGATTCGTGAAGCAAACGAAAATCTTCAGCCCTATGAAAATATCGGTTCTGAACTTTTCGTTCCTTCACTCATCGAGAAATCTGATTTAGTAAACGCAAAACGGAGATTGATGTAATGTTTGTTTTAGAACAAGAACTGATAATTGGCGCAATCAAATTCCCGCTTGTTGCCGAAGTTGTAATGGAGTCATCGAGAGAAATTCCAACCGATGTTCTGAATATTAAACTTCCGCGATATCGTAATTTAAAATCTGATTCTATTCAAAAGTTTGCAAAGGTAGAATGGAAAGCCGGTTACAAACAATATGGTCTTTTCCCCGAGTTCTGTGGATACGTCTTAGAAGTCAGCCAAAACGTCCCTCTGGAAATCAAATGTGTAGATCCGTTTTTTTTCTGCCAACGTAAAACGATGACACGTAATTATAGCAACGAATCACTTCTTGCCTTCTTGAATGACTGCATCCATCCACAAATTAAAAGTGATATTTCTATTTTGATAAGAGACGAAGATATAAAGAAAACTGTAAGTATTGAATGCGCCGGAAAATCCGCTCGTTTTGCTTTATCGATTCTTAAAGTGAAGTATGGTGTCGATGTATTTTTTCACGATTGGAAGTTGATTGTTCAAAAGGCTTTCGTTCATACTAACTTATTCGATAAAACGAAGAACAAAAAGATTCAGAAATCACAAAACGCATCTGCTTCCGGATCGCCCGATCCTGTCGGTGAATTTCCGGCGTTCCGGGTTGGATTCAACATTATCCAAGATGAACTCATCGCGAGAGAAAAGAAAGAGATAAAAATTACCGTTCGTGGTGAAGATCCGAAAACAGGAACAACGTATAAAGGAAGTTACGGAACGGGAGAAGAAAGATTCTTTGAAGTCGATGGACTTGATAGAGCGGGCGCGGAAAAAAGAGCGAAAGAACTTTACTTAGAACATTGTGGAAGCGGATTCAACGGAAAATTCGTAACGTTTGGATATCCCTCCGTCACTCATTCACAAGTTATTCATGTGATCGATTTGGATCATCCGTCCCGCACCGCAAAATCCTTTGTCGAAAAAGTAACGAAAACTTTCGGGATGAACGGATATCGACAAGAAATCTATCCTGGATTTTTCTTTGAACCTCCGAAAAAATCCGGATCAAAACCACCTAAGAACGAAAGCAAATTCAGAAACGATTATGCAGGTCCACAACCATGAAAAAACCGTCGTTAGTCGAACTCATAGTAAAAGCGTGGACACTCGGGTTTCCCATGTATTGGCCAGAGTCCGGAACGATTGAATCCATGAATAAAGCACAGAAAACTCTCAAGGTAAAAGTCGGAGATGCGATCCGAAACGATGTGACTTGGACAGATCCGGTTCTTCCGCGCGAAGGATCGAAATGTTTGCTTATCGCACGAAACAATAAAGCAGAACGTTATACGGCTTTCGCGTTTGAAAAGGTGGACGAAATCAAAACTAAGATTGCGGATACCGTTGAGGTCGATATTTCGAAAGATCAAGTATTCGTAAATTTCAATAATCTAATCAAGGTTTCGATCACACCAACCGGATTTTTGCTTGATTTGGGTGGAAAGAAGCTCACGATTATAGGCGACGTGGAACAAACTGGAAACTTCAAAACGACCGGAAAAGTAGATGCAAAGATGGAAGTAACCGCGTTTTCTGAAACACCGGCTTCCGTTGCTCTCTCTACGCACCTTACGGATTACGTAGATACACCGGTCGGCGCGGCAGTGACGAGCAAACCGAAGGCAGGAACCTGATGATCGATTTTGCAAATGATCCGGTTTCTTTCGGTGATCTCATATTAGATTATTCGAATGATGATATTCAAACGGATTCGAATTCGGTTAGGATCGTTCTTTCCGAAATTCGTGATATGTTCGAAATGACCGTGGCGGACGATCTGGACTATCCAGAAATTTACAGCCGTCAGCGCGCCGCGCAGAATTCTACAGAGTTCATGGATCAAGCGGCCAGAGTCCGCGATGCGGAAAGAATTCTGAATTTGCACCCGATAATTGACACCAACTCGATTGATGTGGGTCTAAATTCTGAAAATGGACTTGTTGTAAGTTTTAAACTGAAAACCGGAGAAGCGGTTCAGGGTTTTGTGATGAGGTAACGATGAAGAGTTTTCTATTGATTTTACTTTTGATTCCGACTCTACTCTTTTCGGAGAGTTCGGTTTCCGATGATTGCACGTATAAAGGAAAGAAGTTATACGGACGTATTATGTTGGTTTCTTCCTTCCCTGATCTCCGCGTTCGTTCGGTAAATACTATTCCAGATCTTAGGGTGCAAGCAGTGACAACCGTTCCGAGTCGTTGCGGCGAGTGGCAAATGGTAACTTCTAACCCTGATCTTAGAATTCAAATCGATCCTTCGTTCGGCGAGCTTACGATTCAGTTTGTGGAATCTTTTCCGGGAGTTGGTCCTTGAATCTGAGTGTTACAAAAGATCAGGTTCTCGCTGACCATCTTCAAAGTATAAAAGCCTCTGGAGTTTTTAAGAATCACTCCTTCACGCCAACGTCCAAAACGTTTACGCTAATCCGCGCGATTTCTAACGCGGTATTTTCTTTTATCGATACCGATCTCATTTCAATTCAAAAAGCAATTCATCCCCACACTGCGGAAGACGACGCGCTTCACGAACATTTGATACGTCGTGGGATGAAATGGAAACCGGCTCTTCCCGCGATTATAAAAGTAAGAATCGGTTCTTCAACTCAACCCGTTATTGATCGTGAAATTCCTCAATCTCTTGTTGTTTCTACAGCCGGAAACGAAGATCAAAAAATCAGATTCTTTTTACAGGACTCTCTTACTCTTCCCGCCGGGATTTCTGTAGACGCACAAGGTAAATACACTATAGAAGCATTGGTTCAATGTTTTATCGACGGACCCGCCGGAAATGTGGTTCCCGGTGCGATTTCAATTATCGAAAGTCCTCCGGATGGAATCGATTATATAACAAATCTCGAATCCGATCCGATTCAGCAAGGTCAATACCGCGAAACTCGAACTTCAGTTCGTTCCCGTTTACAAACCGCCGAAGGAGTTTCTTCAAAATGGACTCCGGCTTGGTATATAAGCGAAGCGGAAAGTTTCGCCTTCGTCAAACGAGCAATTTTCAAAAGCGCGAAAGCGCTCAAAAAAGATGGAGAAGTTAAGATCCTCCTTCAAGGTTCCGTCGGATCTCTGACAACTTCTCAACTGAATCAAGTCCAAGATCATTTCAATTCTGAGGAAAACGATCCTGGCGGAGTCGCTCATCTATCTGCGGAGAATATCAACGAAGCGGTCATAAACAAAACTGTGACCGTAAAATTCTCTTCGGCGGATCGAATCCCGAATCAGTCAGTTCTCGATCAAATCAAAGACGAATACTTTCTTTCTCTATCGGAAGGACAAGATTTTGTAGATGCACAGTTGAAAGCGTTGTATCAGGCTCTTCCAAGTTGTATCGATGTGGAATTCAATCCTCTCGGAAACGTTGATGTTCCTGATGGTGCTTTAGCAAGTCCAGGATCTGGATTTCAAGTTGTGGGAACGGTGTATGCCTGATTTTTTCCAATTTGATTTTGATTCTGTCGTTTGGAAGAATCAGCGTTCTTTAATCCGTCGTAAAGGGGAATCTTCTCTTTGGTATAGAGCCTTAAAGGCACTTCTTTCGATTTTATCGGAACGCGCGGCGCGTCTCAGCTGGCTTTACAGACAAATGTGGCTCGAAACTTCCGATACGACCGGTCTCGTTTTGTGGGGTGTCCGATACAAAATCGAAAAACGTCCAGGTGAATCCGACGATTCTTATCGAACCCGTCTCCTTCTCGCAAAACTATTCCGACTCTCGGTTCCTACCGTTGCAACGAAACGCCAAGTAATTCAATACGCGACCTCTCTTCCCTCTGATCAAATTTCATACGTAAAAATCTATACTTCCGAAGAAGGAAAATCCGGTTTTCGAATGGGTGTCGAGTTGGATCGTAGAATGCTTCCTCGAAAGTATATCCTGAATCGGTATCGTTTCCTCTATCCAAAACTTTCCGATTCATTTGATAGAAACGGCTTGAGTAAAGCAGTGGATGCGGTCAACGTGGGCGGAAACGTTCCGGAACTTTGGGAAGATCAAAGCGAATTCAATCCGTTTGTTATGGGCGGAACGCTTACCGGAAAATTCCAAACTCGCAGATCTGAAAAGGTCCGCGAAATTTTAGTTTACTAAAGAAAAAGAGCGCAACGCGCCATTTACTACCTAATCGCTCCTTATCAGGAGCAAAATGGAAAAGGTATTTGTCTACTCAATCGATTCTTTGGAAGAATATCCGATCGAACGATTCGAATCGATCAATCTTGAAGTCGAGTTATTCAACCGTGAAAAATCGGAAGTAAATCAAAAACAAATTCATCGTGGAGCGGTTTTCCCTCCGGAGGGATTCAAATTTGAAGTTGGTGTTCTAAAAGAACTCACTCTTTCCGAAAAAGCAGATCGCGGCTTAATCAACATTCCATCCGATCAAAAAATCGAAAACGATCAAATCGTTCCGAAAACTACATTAGAACTTTTGAAATGTGGGTTTCTTACGATTTCGAATTACAAGAAACAAAAAATCGATTTCATCAATTCTAAATTCGATGACGCACTTGAAACCGTCCTTTCACGTTATCCGAAACATGAACCGATTTCCTGGCCGGTCCTTCGAGAACAGGCGAATGACTGGTTAGGTTCTTCACCCGATCAAAAAACGACTCTTAAATCTCAACTGAAAGCTCTTGTCAGTGAGTCAAAATCAAATTCGGACGAAGATGTTTCAGAACTCGCGAATTCCATTTGTATGAAAGCCGCAAAATACGAATTGTTTTCAGGCACTTGTAAGAAGATCAAAAAGGATCTTATCTCACAAATCGAGAATAACGAAAAAACGAATGTTTCCGTTCTCTTTTCAGAAATCGAAGCAATCGAAATCTCTTTCCCTTCTTACGACGAGGTGACAAATGGATAAACTGCCAGGTATTACTTTTCCAGCCGTAGGAAAGAGAGTTTTTCCGGAAGATTGGATTCATGAACAAGAATCAAAGTCCAACGCAGTTCTTCAGCGTGATATGGACGCTTGGGGTGCTGGTATCGACTCTGGAGGAACGATCGTTGTCGGAACCGGGGCGAACCGTGTAGATTTCACAGACACTCTAATCGCTTACGATGAAAATGGAAAGAGAGTTTGCATTCCTCCAACAGCGAACATTGTGGTTCCAAATAACGTAACTTTTACTCTTGTTGTTCGTCACAAGTTTCAAGAAACTCAATACGATAGTCCGTCCAATCTTCCTTCCGACGGTCCGATCATTTGGAGAGATGATTCTAACGAGATTATTTGTCGTCAAGGTTCTCTTGTTGCAGGAGATATTCCACTTCGTTCCATCACTGTGAACGGTTCGGGTGCGGTGACACTCGGAACGGATCTTCGTGTTTGGCGTGGTCTCAAAGGGAATCGTATCAAAGATGGAGAAGTTACCGAGACAAAACAAGCGACTTCAGTAAAAACGGGATTAGTGACGGACCTTCATTCTGATCTTATCACCGGAATAAATCCGGACGCGAATAATCCGTTGAAATTTGTAAAAGGGATCAATCAGGTTTATCTTTTCTTCAAAAATTTTCTTGATGTGACATTTAAACAGGAACGAAAATTCGTTGGAGAAATGTTTTGGATGGATGATATCAAAACAGCATCCGTTGATTTTCCTGCTTTCTGTTTGGCGTCTCCTGATCAGCTTATAAATTCCAGCGGAGCGGGTGCGATGCCTGATCTCGTTTCGTATTGGTTGAACAAACCTTTCAGATACGATCCACTCGGAACGAATGTGATCGACTTCGATGCGATAAGCTACGCCATTTCGAGCAACGTTCTTACCGTGACTTTTGCGAATACTCCTGCATGTCAAAAAATGATCGATGCATTAACGGAAGATCAACTCGTTCATGGATCGTTCACGAATTGGATGACTGGAACACTTCAACAAGCAATCGGCGGGGTTCCTGTAAATGCTACTCTTGCGATTTCGGCACTTTCTTCCGGGAGTAGAACGATAAGTTTTACTTGTGCCGCGGCTAACTCAAGTGGTTCGCTCTCCGGAGTGAAAATACGGTTTTACAAACACCGGCTTCCGGATATCACTCCGGGAACGACCGTGACAAATCAAGCTCGACATTTTGCTATGCAGGGACGTAGTTTTGTGGCTGTGATGGATTCGGATTCAGATTGGATTGGTGGGTTAAGAAGAAGGGATAGATTTCAAGGACATTACCATAATACGATTGGTGGAGATTTTATGAGTCAAGACATAACTGTATCGAGAGCTTATATTCAAGGTGGTGATTTTGCAGCTAGTTCCCTCGGACAATCAATCGTTAAAGAAGCAATATCCGACGGTCCGAACGGAGCGGCTCGGACTGGAAAAACTACAAATGCGCGAGGACAATCGGGTTTTCCTTATGTGTTTGCTAAAAGAGTTCTTTAGAAGGAAAGTGGTTTCAGTTTAGGAGTTAGCGCGCAATGCGCTTTTCAGTGTTGCGCGCAAATATGAATTTATGAAATGTAGTAAAAATAACCGATCTAAAAAAGAATTTAGATTAAAAGGAAAATCAAACAGAAATATGGATACAGCAGCATTATTCGAAGCAATTCGAGAAGAAAATTTAACTGTAATGAAAAAACTTTTAGACAAAGGTTGTGATCCTTCTTGTTACGAAGAAGATGGATATAACAATGCTCTGAGTCTTGCCGCTTATATAAAACAACCAAAAATGATAGAGTATCTCATTCAAAAAGGAGCGAATATTAACGATAGAACCAAAGACGGAAGAATTGCTTTGCACAATGCGGTTTGGCAATACGATAAACGTTCTGTAAAACTTCTTTTGGAGGCGGGTGCAGACGTTCACGCAGCTGATCAATCCAACTGGACTCCTATTTGGTTAGCGTCTAGCTGGGAACCGTTTGTCTCTCTCATAGAACGAGGCGCTCTTGTAGAAGGTAGAGATAAAGAAGGAGAAACTCTACTCAACAAAATAGCTTTAGCAACTGCATCTTTTAGTCAAGAAGACGGAATGAAAATTCTGGCTAAACTTGTAGAGTTAGGTTTAAAAGTCTCTGATGAAAAACCGGACTCCGATGGAGAAACTCTATTGATGAAAACGATAGACGGTACTCCATATAGAAACAAAAATCAAATTGCTTATTGGTTGATCGAACAAGGAATGAATCCTTTACAAGTAAGCCATGCTGGATGTACTGCGCTTCATTATGCGTGTAAATCCGGAGATCTAGATATGGTTAAGACGTTAGTCTCTCTTGGGGCAGATATAAATGCAGTTATAACACAAGACGGATCTGGTTTTGAAGCCGGTATGAGTCCACTTGATTCTGTAACAAAATACGGCTCCAAGCGTAAAGCCATTCTCGCGGAACTGAAAAAGAACGGAGCAAGTAAGAAGCCGACTATGGATTTAGAAATAGAGGATAATGTAATACGACTGAAAGGTAAGGATCGTAGAACGATTTTAGAAAATATGTTGGAGATAACAAAAAACCTGCAAGAAAACGTATTTTCGCATTCCGATTATGAAGCCCCGGATCACTGGCTTGAATGGGAATTTCCGGGAGAAGAAGTAGACGAAGCGGACTTCTTTTTAAAATGTATAAACGAACCGGAATTACGTCTACTCGTTGCACATTATGTGTCACAGATATTGATCGCGAATGAAAAAGAAGGAGACACGATTTATGTGCATGAAGAGTTAGAGGCGGGAGGATATGCCATGCAGGCGCTCGTTTCGACCGGGGAAGTGGAATATTTGGAATTACTTAAAAAATACATTCTTTCGATTGATATTGATCATACGGTTCATTTGCACGAACTTATGGATGTAGCACGCTCTAAATATTCTCAGGAACAACTCGCTCCGATAGAAAACACATTGGATGAATTAGGGCTAACTCGTTAACTCGTTTTTAATTTTATAGGATCTGACTTGTAATATGTGGACCGAACGGTTCTTTCGCTTTGCCGTTCGATCTACACTTTCCAAAAAAATAGATTTCATTTCCCGAACAAAATTTGTGTCAAATCTATAAACCGGTAAATTTTTCCAAAAAAGAAACGAGTCAAAATTTCAAAAAAGTAGAATATTCAAGAAAAATAAAGTGTTACTTTTGAGTTGATTTCTTTCATTTTGGTTTCTACACTTTCTGGGTTTTGTGCAATTGGGTTGTTTCCGATTTTTAATTCTCTCAATGATGTCATTTCCGAAAGAAATTCGGGTAATTCTGAAATCTGGTTTCCACTCAAAGATATATCTTTAAGTTTTTTCAGCTCCTTTAAAATCTCAGGAATTTGAATAAATTGATTATTTTTTAAATATATGTTTTTTAAAGATTCTAATTGAGAGATAGATTTAGGAAGATTGGATAGCCGATTGTTGCTTAATGCAAGAGTTTCCAATTTTTGAAAGTTTTTAAATAGATCGTCAGGTAGTTCTTCAAGTAAATTTTTATCTAAACCCAAAGATTTTAGATTTGGAAATTGAATTAAGTTTTTCGGTATTTGAGTCAATTGGTTTTCACTAAGACTCAAATTGGTTACTGATTCGAGTGTAATTCCTATATTAGGAAAACTTGAAATTTTATTTTTAGTCGCGTCTATCCGGGTTAAATTTTTTAAATTAAAAATTTCCGGTGAAATTGTTTCTAATTCGTTGCCCCAAATTAAAAGTTCATTCAATTTAGGAAAACGACAAATTCCATCCAAAGAAGTGAGTTGATTATCAAAAAGACCAAGTTCTATAATTTCACTGAACTCCCGATTTAAATTGGAAATTTTTGCGATTTTGTTGCCGGACAAATTTAAATTTCGAAGAAATTTTAGATCCGCCAATTGATCCGGTAACTCTGTCAATTGGTTATCCATAAGGAACAGCTTTTTTAATTGCGGAAATTGGAATACGAATTCTGGAATTGTGGTTAAGGAGTTAGCGTTTAGGCAAAGTAATTCTAATTGCGAAGAATTGAATATACTAATTTTATTTTTTATAGATAGGTTACTATTTGTGAGATACAAAGACTTAAGAGACGGAAGATTCAGTAAAAAATCAGGGAACTCGGATAATTTTGCTCCTTTTATGGAAATACTTTGAATATTTTTTAATTCACTTAAACTTTGGAGAGAAATTATATTTTCGCAATTAGAAATATTGAAATTTTTTAAATTTTCAAAAAGACTTATATCGGTAAGATCTATTTCTGAAACATCAGAAATGATTAAAGATTGCTCCCCGCTTAAAAAATATTTAAATAGAGGAGATTTTGAAATTTTGAGTATGGAGTATAAATTTTTTTGTTCCTTTGCGTTCGAATCGAAAAATACAGAAGCATCTTCATCGTGGTAATAGGAGAACATTAGAAAATACGGTTGTTGTTTTGGGATTTGTTTAAAAACTTCTGCTTTTAAAGTTTGTATAATTACTTCCTGCGTTAGTTTACACAGTATGTCTTTTATCGGAGAAAAGTCTTCGTCCTCCAATACTTCTCGGATTTTTTCTGGTTTCTGTTTGAGTTGATTTTTAATAAAATTAGAAAAATCGACTACAGGAACGTTTCGAATTGCACCTTCTTCCATAGAATTTTTAGGATCGTTGCTTTCTAAATCATAGTCGAATTCTATACAATAATCCGCACTTGCGTCGTCCCATCTTATATCAAAAATTCCTATTGGAGATTTTTCTTTTTGATTCAGTTCTTCCCAATATTTATAAACGGAATCGAAAATGTCTCCCGCTAGATTTTCCCAATCTGTATTTTTAAGTATTTTAGAATATTTTGAAGAAGGAATATCTTGGATTCTAACTTTTAAAAATTGATGGAATGTTTCCGAAGTCAAAGGGGCTGGTTTGTCTATCTTTGATTTTGTTTGAGAAACAGAAGTTTTTGTGGAAGTTGAGTTTTTTTTCTTAGAAGAATCGGAACTTATAGAAGAAATAGGTGGATCTGTTTCTACATAACCTTTTTTTAATTTTTCAGAGAGAAGTTTTTTTGCTTCTTTAAGACAGATTTCCTTATCGTCAAAGGTTTTAATTTGTGTTTGCCCAGAAGTACCAGTTTTTCCGTAGGTTACTGTAAATGAATTTTCGGAAACTTCTATTTGCCAGAATTTATCTGACTTATCGTCTTGGAAGGTTAGGTAGTGTTTCAT